TAGGCTTTACCAAAAGTATCTGTAGATACATCTTGCAGTAAATCTCCCATAGTAATTGGGTTCTGTGGTGTTCCTAAGAAGTCAGCTCCTACACCTACTACTCCTTTAACCATACCTTTACCGATCCCTTCTTTCTGTGCAGTATCTACTGCATCAGCTATATTTAATCTCATGTCCTGCATAGCAAATGGCATCATCTGTTCTCCCAAGTTTAACAATGCAGTTTTAGGATCGTTGAGTACATCTGTTGTTTCTCCCATAAAAGTTTTACCTGTCCACAAATCCCACATCCTAGAAACTATAGGAGATGACACTCCTCTTCCTGCTTCAAGTACACCTTTAGGGTCTTTCTCATATGCAGCACTTCCTATGCCTGCAAACAATCTTGCCAACTGTAATTGCGCTCCAAACAAATTCCAATCCCTGCCACCTATTCTTATTGTCATAAAGTTTGGTTCTGGTATCCATTTTTTCTTTGCAATCTTTTTTCCATTTACAGTTTTATATTCTGTTATTTCCCTGAATGGTTTAAACTCAGTTTCATTTCCCAATGCCTCATTCATTAATACTGTCAAAGTTGTTGCTGCTCCTACCATAGCAGTTAAGTTTTGTGCTGCCATTCTTTCACTTAATGTTGTATGTACACCAAATGGTCTGCCTAATGCTTTTCCAGTTCCGTACAAACCTTGTACCAAATTATCTATTCTTGATTGAAAAAATCTTGGAGCAAACAATAACCAATCTCCCCATTCTCCTGCAAACACCTCATCTGTATAACCTGTTAGTCTGTTTACTACATTAGTTATTTCTCTCATTTCTCCATCTGCAATTATTTGTGCTGTGCTTTTATCTACACCTCTTTTTCTATATCTTCCTTTCAATGCTCTGAGTTCTTTTGCAGCTATTTCCATCCTCATAACATCTCCAGCATTACCAAATGCTCTGTTGGTTTGCTTAATCCCCCAAACATTAGATAATTTTCCAGACAATCTACCAAAAGCACTCATGTTTCCTGCCTGTGCTACAGCAAATTCAAACTCTCCACCAGATATATGCAATCCGTTATCTACCATATCATCTAGGGTTATGCCATGTTCATCCATCAGCCTTTTATTCATAGCTTTTATTCTTTTTCCTAACACATGGGGATTGTATAAAGATTGAAAGTTTGCGCCAAATGCTTTAGTCCATGCTACAGGATTTCTCCATGCTGCAAACAACAGGGTAATACCATTAGCTGACATATCAAGTGTTGCTCCCAGTCCTCTCATTATTCCATTAATAGCTTTGATGTTTTCATTTGTCATCTTCTTGCCTTTAATGGTCGGATCATTTTTAATTATCTTATTCATTTCTTCTGCAGCATCATCTATCCATTCCTCTCCCTTTATTCCCTGTAGGTCAATCTGATTTCGTCTTTCAAACTCATCTTTAAATTCTGCTCTGAACTTTTGTATAGATGCTTTTAATTCTGTAGGGAGGTTAGTTAAATCTTTTCTGATATCTTTTATAACTGCATCTACATTAGCTCTTTCCTGTTTGTTAAACTTTCTTTTTTTAATTGCTTTTAAAGAAGTTCTTATTTCTGTTACCAATGCTGTTATTTCATCTGGATCAGCAAAAGGATTATCTACAAAGTCATCTACTTTCTTTAGAATTTTATCATCTATTGCTTTTAATTCCTGTAGCTTTACCATTCCTGCCCTAATTCTTGGTAGCTTTTCAAATGGTATAGCTAAACTTTTATCCAATGTTCCATCTTTTAATGCCTTTTCTATAAACTGTTTAAAGGCAGTTGGTATTTTTTTACCATCTATTCTCATATTCCCTAGCACTCTGGCTCTGTAATTCTTAGCTATATTTGTGTTTATATCTTCGACATGATTTGCAAGGGTTTGTCCAAATTTTGTATATTCTAATGTTTCTCCTGCCTCCCCTACCCAATGTACACCTGCTGCCTGACTATCAAGAGATTGTTCAAAGGCTTTAAAATCTCCTTTACCTACTCCTTTTGCTCTGACAGAAGGCATATCTATTTCAAAAACATTCTTGCCTTCTGATATTTTTCCTGTCCTAGTTCCTCTTGGTACATAGAATCCAGCATCTATATTATCTGCTTTATTTCCTGCTGCAATTATATCTGGAGCAGTACCTACCTCATCTAACAATCCTTCTCCCCTGACATAGTTGTCATACTTTTTCATTTTACCTCTTAACCCTACAAAAAATTGTTGTTGCTCTACTGTTAACTCATCCCAATATCTTGGGAGTCGTCTTGCTACATCGCTAATAGTTGGAGCTACTATGTCGAGTGGATTTGCCACATCTCCTATATACTCTACACCTCTTATAGTCTTATCAACACCTCTTAAATGTGGCAGAGTTTCTACTCCGTTAACAATAACTATTCCCATTTCCTTTCCTGAAGTAGGGTGTGTTCCTTTAAAAACATCAGCCATCTCAGCTTCTACATCTGCTGCTAAATTTCTGCCTTTAATTCTTCCGTTTTGCATTATCCTTCTTGTCTTATCCAAGACAGGTTTTACTGCTGCCTGTACTCTTCTTTGTATAGTGGTTGGTAATCCTAATCTACCCAATCCGAAAACTTCATTATCTCCTATTACTCCACCCAGCCAATTCCTTAATCGTTCTAACTTACCTGTATTACTTACATTAATACCACTACTTAAACTTTCTCCAACGTGTTCTACTTCGTGTGGATTGAAATCTTCTACCTGTCTAGTTCCTGTTCGTGGTTGCCCTATAGGTACTTCATCCCCTATATCAGCTACAATTTTTACAGTAGGTTTAGTTTTACTTAATTCTTTTTTAACTGCTTGGTTCTTAACTACTGCATCTTCATCTATTAAATTATCTATTTTAGTATGGTACTCAACCCATTCTTTACTTCCTCTTTTTGGTATTTCAGAAGCCTTTAAAAGTAAAGGTTGGGCGCTTTCAAAGCCAAGCCTTAACTCTGTATTAGCTGTTACCTGTGCATCCAAGTCATCCCATTTTTTCCATTGGTTTTCAAGTGTTTTTATTGGGTCGTCAAATAATTTAGGCGCTTGTTTTGCCTTGCTAAGTTTAGCTGCTTTACCTGCTGCACTTCCACCCTTACCTAATGGTATAAATATTAATGGGTCTAATACAACTTCTGCTACACCATAAGGAGTTATTTTTTCTTGGAATATATCTTTAACTACAAAGTTTAGTGGTGTCTGCATCCATTCTGGAGCTGACTCTATCCAATCTGAAGATATATCCAATGCTTTTACATCGTGTTCCTGTCTTGCTTTTTCTCCTGCTTCAAGCCAGTTATATCCCTGCTCTCTATATCCTTTGGATATTTCTTCATATGTCTTTCCAGAGTTAGTCCCAGCCTGACTACCAAACCCTGTTCTTCCTACAGCTTCTGCCTGTAAAGGTCTTAACACATCTGCAAATTCACTAAAGACATTTCCTACAGGTTGAAATGCAGTACCAAATCGTTGCCATCCACCCATATCTGGAGCTGTTGCTCCAACTGCTGCTCCTATTATAGATTTAGGGTCAAACATTTCTCTTCCTCTTTGCCCTTGCAAAAATCCAGCAAATGCTCCACCTGTTGGGTCAACTGCTTTACCTAAAGCTCCACCTAATTCAAGAGTTCTTCTACCTAAAGTACCTAATGAAGAAGCAAGGTCAGAACCAAATCCTCTGTCCTGTGATTTTGGTATAGCTGGTACAGGGGATGTTGTTGTCATTGTGGGAATCTGCCCACCATATATAGACCCTGTTATCCCACTTCCCCCCAATGCTTTTGCATAAGGATATGTAGGAACATTAACTGTTGTTGGTGGAACAGGAATATATTTTTGAAATAAGTTTGGTTCTGCCATTATCTACCTTAAAAATATATAAATCTTGTTGACGGAGCTGATGTCCTTGCTCTTTCAGATCCAAAAGTTCCTCTCATTTCTGGTGTCATAGAAGTGTATCGTTTGGTAAACGGATCACTTTCTAAGAAATCCTGAAATCTCATCTCTGGCGCTCCTCCTCCCCTGATCTGACTACCTAATGCTCCTAAGTATTGATTGTATATATCTCCAAATGATCTTTGAAAATACTGCCTTCTTGAAGGAGATTTAGCAAAAGTCTTTGCTGCAGGAGAACTATAATATGCCAACTCAGGTTTGTACTCTAGCATATCGCCTGTGTACTGATTGAAAGGATTATTAAAAAAATCGTTTGCGTTTTGTCCGTTTGCCATTTTATATTCCTCCCTCTGCAAATCCACTACCAAAACCTGTTTGAGTATAATCCATAAACGGATCATCTAGTTCAGGTACTCCAGTTCCTACTATTGCTGATGGTGTCTGATAAGCTGTTCTTGGCGATAATGCTGTTGGTAAAAATGCTGTGGTTGGAGCTTGGAATTGTTGTTGCAAATATCTTCTGTTAACCATTCTGTCTATAACATCTCCTACTGCGCCTGATGCTCCTGCCCTTAATCCCTGTGCATACAAATTTCTTTGCGATTCAGGGGAAGTATATAAGGATTGCAGGTAGGCTTGTCTGTCTGTAGGAGCTTGTGATTGCAATGCCAAATTAGCTTCATTAATTAAATCCTGATAACCCTGTGAAGTTAATCTTCCTCCTCCACCTCTTACGAATTGTTCAAATGCAGAGAAAGGACTTCCTGCTACTCCTGCTGTAGGAGTTCCTGCCATTCCTGCTCCACCTGCTTCAAAAGCTGTTTGCATTTGAGGTAGAACATTTCTTTGTAAATATCTTTCGTATTGTGGAGTCAATGCAGTTACAGGTAAATTAGCACTCATCTGTGCCAGTACCTGTTCATATCCTCTATAAGGATCAGCCTCTATATCTGATATTATATCTGCCCTTGATCTTGGGTCAACAAATTCATTAAATGCTCCACCTAATCCTGTGCCTAATGCTCCTGTTACTGCTGCTCCTGCTGCTCCTGCTGCTGGTGTTAATCCTTGTAATCCACCTGTGCCTGTATATGTGCCTGTTGTCAAAGTAGTAATAGCATTGTTCAAATTTTTGTTAGCTTCATCTGCCTTCGCTTTATTTGCAGGTGTTGGATTTGCGTTGGCATCTGCATCTGCTTTATTTTTTGCATCTGTTAATTTTTGTATGTTTTGACCTGTGCCTTCTAATATTCTCAATCCACCACCAGATATACCTCCACCTGAAAGTGCATCGTTTAAATTTTTATTAGCAGAGTTTACTTTTTGCGTGGAATCATTAACTGCTTCTTTATTTTCTTTAGTTGGATCACTTTTAGCTTTTGCTTTTGCATCTGCTAAATTAGCTTCTGCTAATTTAATTTCTGCCTGCATATCTTCCAACATTGATGGTTCTAAATAAATTTTCTTTACTGCTGCTTGTGCCTTATCATTGGCATCATTTAATTCTTTTTCTTTTTCTGTTACTGCAGCTATATCTGCTGGATCATTAGTTAACGATGCCCTTCTGTTTAAGTCTGCCAAATCATTTTCTAAATTTGTTTTATCAGTAAGTAGTTTGTAAAATTCCAATCCTTCGCCTCTAAGGGTGGCTGCTGTTGCTGCTCTTCTTATAAAATCCTGCTCGGTATCAGGTCTGCCTATACCTGTGTAATCACTAATACCTTTAACCATTTTTCCCCATATTCCCCCCATAGGCGCATCTGCTCCTTCAACTGACTTTGGAAGCCATATAGGTTGCCCATATTGGTCTAAGCCATGATACTCTAAATCCCCCCATTCTGCACTTGTTACAGTTTTTCTTGTGGGTAAGTCTGGAGAACCTAGTCCTATATCTTCCTGTGCTATTTCACTTCCTGTTATTGTTGCAGCATCCATTGCCCTTAAATCTCTTCTTGCTTGCTCTTCTGCACTTATGTTTAGTCTGGCTTCTGCTGCTCTTCTTGCAATTCTTGCTGCTTCATTAGGATCAAGTCCTGCTATAGGTTGTGCTGCCATTGGTTGCCCAGCTCTTGCAAGTCTTCCGACATCTCCTGCTGCCATAGTGGCAGATGGTTGTACTGCTAATCCTTCAAAGTCTGAAAAGTCAGACGGAGTTGTTATTCCTGCTATAGGTTGTGCTGCCTGATCTGTAAACGATGGGGTAACTGCTCTTCTTATAAAATCAGATATATCACTTGGAGGAACTACTCCCTGCGTTCCTGCAAATCTTGCAAACTCATTAGGATCAAGTGGTACATCAGGTGGTATATTAGGCAGGTTTTGTATTGCTGCCATACTTTCATCTCTTAATGCAGATGGTGGCATACCTCGTAATGCTGACAATATATCTCTGGGGATGTTTTGTGGAATTGCTGCTTTTGCTGCTGCAAATCTTCCTGCCTCAGTTGGCATATCTGCCTGTGTCTGAAATGCTGCCTGATATTGTGGCTCGGCTCTTAATTGTGCCATAAGAGCATCCTGTCTTACCTGTTGCGAAGGAGTTAATGCCACATCCCCTATCGACATATCCTGCATTGCCTGTTGTGCCAATCTTGCTTGTAATTGTCCACTTATATCTGGTAATGCAGCTATTGCCTGTGCGCCTAATTGTGTTAAATCTGGAGCTGATGGTCTTGGAGGAGCGCCTGTTAATAATCTGTTTAATTCATCTAATCTTCTGCCTTGCGCTCCAATAGTTCCAGCCCAAGGGGATGCAGTTTGTGGAGGGTCAATTCCTTCATCTCTTGCATTTTGTATATTTTGCACATCAGTTCTTGCTCTAGCCATAGAAAGACCCATGTCCATTCCCTGTTCTCTTTGTATATCTGCTGCGTGTTGTGCCATTATAGCATCAAAGTTCATACCTCTTGCTAAAGCAGCTTGTATTTCCTGTGGTGTCATTTTATATCTCCCCTTCCTGTGCATTAGGTCTTGGAGTTTCTGGCGCTACCATTCCCTGTGGTGGTGTTGGTGTGGGAGGTGGTACACCCATTGCAGCATTAGGCATTGCTCTTGGGTCTGTGGTTGGAGGGGTTGCTCCCTGTGGAGCTGCTCCCTGCATAGCCTGCTGTGCCTGTGACCTTTCCATTTCCTTCTGTCTTAATATATGTAATAATTCTCCGTAGTAGAACTGAGCAAGATCATCTCTTCCCCTGTTCTCTGAAGCAGAAAGTAAAGTATATAGTGTTGCTTCAGGTAATACTCTTTCTGCCTGTTGTTCTTTAATTGCATCATCGACTAAATCTCCATCCTGTAATCCAAGTATTTTATCTCTTATAAACAGGTCTGGGAGCAATGGGGATTGTCCTTCTCTTGCCATCTGAGCCATGCTCATCTTTGACATATCATCTTCAGGCAGTTGACCCACGAATTTAATAATAATATCCCCTGCATTTCTTATTGCATCAGGGGTAATTTCCTGAGAGAAGTAATTTCTGTTCATATCTTCTCCAGATAATTCCATAGAATCAAAGGCATCTGTCAGATACTGATCGTTAAGGAGCATACATATTCTTGTATATGCAGCTTCTAGTGATTTTATTCTTGGTTCAAGTATAGAATTGATCCCCTGTCTTAGGGTATTGATAGCAAACCCTGATAACTGGAATTGTAATTCTCCGTATATGCTATGTGGTAATGCTCCTCGTTGCAGTTCTCCTGAGAGTAATCCCAAGAAAGCTCCTGTTTCCCTTGACATTTCCATGAGTCCTAATGGTTCTACATCTTCTCCCTGTGCAAGGGAAATTTCTGTCCCTTCTTTGTAAGGGTCTTCATCGAGTGTTTTAGTTCCATCTCTTGATTTAATCTTCAACCCCTGCCTTCTTGCACGAGCTGTGAGTTCGAGCATTATGGACATCATAAGGTTATTCTTATCATATATTTCCCTGTTATGTCTGAATACAGATTCTCCATAATCTCTTATGGTGTCATCAATCGCTACTGCCTGATTGAGTGCCTGTATTTCTGGTGTAGCTCCTACTGCTCCCAAAAATACTGGTACCTGTGGAGAGCCATGAGCAGTTGCTTTCTTAACAACCTTTCCATTAGAGAGTACAACCATGTTATATTCTCTGTCGTAATAATCATATACTTCTATCCAGTCCTCGTAATCATCTGACATATTTAATTTAGTATTGTATTGTGATTCGATCATTTCTTTTGATCGTTTAGTTTTATAACAAGCCCATAGTAAGCCGTCATATCCTGTTGCCCAGTATGTGTGCATGGGATCAAATGGTGTTACATCCACAAATGTTTTCCCTTCTTTATTTTTAGTAAGCAAAGCTCTGCCTGCGTACCATCCACGAAGGGTAATGTACCAAGCGAGTTGTGATTTAACATCTGGCTGTATAGCAGCTCTGAGTCTTTCATCAGCGCTTCTCAGAGTACCGATAAAGAATCTTTCTTTCTGGTCATTAGCTTCTCTTTGTTCTCTCTCCTGTGAATTTACAGGAATGCGAGCAGTTAGTTCTGATGCGTTAAGGAAAGAAATTATTTTATCTGCGAATGTTGCTGGTTCGTTTGATGTATAGTTGTGGAAATCTTCCCCTGCATCATATGGATCGAGTCTGTAAATGGAATAATCCTTATCCATTCTTGATCTTAATGGTTCAGTTGCATCATATTGTGCTTCTACTTTATTGATTATATCTTCTGCTTTTGGTTTTCTAGCCATACTTAATTTATTACCTCCACCTTCTCACAGGAATTGTGTTTCGTGCTGCCAGATAACTGTACCCAAACCTGTTGACAAGTCCGTATATTAATGCCTTAACACTATGATTATACTTATCTTCTGGCTGATTGCCAACTACATTCCCATCCCTGTCTGTTTTCCATTTGTAAACTTTAGTCTGTCCATCGAATGGATTTGGAGCGAAGCCGAGTTCAGATAATAACCCCTGACATCTGGGGGAAACTACTATTTTTGGCTGATGTGTACTTGGGTCTAGTTTAAGCATGGACTTTAATCTTTCTGTTCCGTCATTTATTCTAATTTTTTCTGCATCCATGTACAATCCAGCCTTATCAAGCCATACTTCTGCAACTGCTGACATTGCCTGATGCTGATATCCTGCGATATCTGTAACACCAAACTGTACATCTTTCCACCAGTTGCGTTGCATTGCTATATCT